CATCAAATCACCGGCAACCCCACCGAATACCTACGCACCATGGCAATCTGGGCCAGCAACAACATTGAGGATAGCGCCTGGCACGACCATCACCAAGAAATCAGACACATCCGCAAAAGACTCTGGCACTTCGTCGGCCTCAACCCACAATACGAACCAACACCATGCGTCTTCTGCGGCAGCACACTCAAACGCGAATGGACCACCAACGGACTCACCGACCAAATCATCTGCACCAACCGCCACTGCGAGCGCCGAGTGTACCGAGACGAAGACGAACTCGCCTACCTCAACCGCACCTACATAAAACTCGCACCCAACAAAATGCCAGAAGCATTACTAACCCGCGAACAAATACGAGTCATATACCCGGACCTGAAGCGCAACACCCTCAACGTCTGGATCAAACGCGGACACCTCAAACCCGCCGACCACAACGAACGAGGCCAAGACCTTTACCGACTAGACGACATCACCCAGCGGCTAGAACAAGCATGACAACACCCCACCAACTGTGTTAAACTTTTGGCTGTCACCGCTTTTCTTTAGCAACGACCCCAATTCCAACCGCTCGACCAACACGGTCAGCGGTTATTTTTATACCCGGCCAGCATCGTTCGCGATCCTTTCACACTGACCGGGCCAACCTGCGGTAGCTCAGCTAGGCCAGAGCGCCAGGCCCATAACCTGGAAGACGTGAGTTCAAATCTCACCCGCAGTACCAAGCCCCGGCCAGGATGTGAATCGTTGATAGCCTGGCCGGGGCTCACACTACTCCCCTGCATAAGACCCCAGCCCCACACGGCATGAGGCGCAGGGCACACACCACACAAACCCCAGGTAGGGCTAGCCACACCAGCACAGGGAGGCACAGTCATGGCATGGTCAACCTCCGACCGCAGACACCGACTCCCCAAAGACTGGCCAACCGTCAAGACCCAGGTCAAGGCCAGGGCACACGGCAGGTGCGAAGCCACACACCACCACCCCCACTGCGACGGGCACGGCACCGAAGTCGACCACATCAACCCCGGCGACAACCACGACCTGGCCAACCTACAACTCCTCAGCCAGTTGTGTCACCAAGTCAAAACAGATTCCGAAACAGCAGCGCGCAACAAACTCAACGCAAAGCTGCGACGCAAACCAACCGAAGAACATCCAGGCAGAATACAATCCTGAACTAGCCGCCAAGCAACACAGATCAATCATCGTGTTGCGTTCATTCAGATAGAATCTTCACGCAGAAGAACAGCGAACAATCTTCGCAACAACAAACCAGCTAGTTTATAATCAAGCAAGCGCAGCCAACAACACGCTTCAAACAAAAATAAAATCTTTCAACAAGTCTTGACAAACAGCAAGGGTGGGGGTGCCTCCCCCGCCACACACCGAATAACCGCTGGATAGCATTTCCCGCTGAGCTAGCTGATTTTCAATCATTTTGGCCTGAATATGGCTTTTTCTGTTTTTTACTCGGCCTCGTGCCCTGTTAGATCGGCATGATCTCGCAGTTTATCCGTATACACATGGTAGAATGGTTGCATGGATAATAGGTGCGTGGAATGCGGAAACTCGTTGAATTTGCTCCGTAAAGGCGCGAAGTATTGCACGGGAGCCTGCAAGATTCGGGCTTATCGACGTCGCAAGAACAATCGTGATGCTATTCCGTCTACCATGCGCGACTCCGATCGTTGGATGCGTTGGAAGCTTGAAGAGCGGAACGGTAGAGATTCGAAGCGTCCGGTTATGGTCGATGGCCGTCCTGCATCTTCTACGAACTCTGAGACATGGACAAGCTTCGAGTCGGCCAAGGATTCTGCTACTGGGAGTGGGGTCGGGTTCGCGCTCGGTAATGGTGTTGGTTGCATTGATCTCGATGGCGCGATTGTTGATGGTCGGGTTGCTGACTGGGCGCAGCGGATTGTTGATGCGTGCCCTCCGACGTTTGTTGAGGTGTCGCAATCTGGTCGCGGTTTGCATGTTTTTGGTCTGCTACCTGAGATGCCGGGCAGGAATACTGGTCGCGGTGTTGAGGTATATAGCACTGGGAGGTTTATCGCGATGACTGGTGATCGGTTCAAGAGGTCGCCTGCCGTGTTGGCTGACTTGTCAGATGTAGTTTCTCGTATCTTGTAGCGCCCTTGGTGGCGCGTGAGCGTCCCTGGAGGGCAGATGGATAACATTCGCACACCTACTGGTTTGAAGGCTGCGGGGCGGCGTACTTGGCAGGATGTCACTGGTAAGTATGAGTTGCGGTTTGATGAGCTGGATATTCTTGAGGATATTTGTCGGCTGAATGATCAGATTTATCGTCTCGATAAAGAACTGAAAGATGCCCCGTTGATGTTGAAAGGATCGCAGGGCCAAGATGTTGTGAATCCGATGGTCACTGAGTTGCGTCAGCATCGGGCGACGAAGAAGTCTTTGTGGTCGCAGTTGAAACTTCCGGATGATAATGCTGAGCCTGGGGTGAATGCCCAGCGTAAGGGTGGCCAATCGCGTTGGGCTGCTGCGTACGGTGTTGGTGGATGATGCATGGCTGTGGTGCGTAATGCCGCGCCTGCCTTTGTCCAGAACCGTAGTGATGAAGCTGATGAGATTAAGGCCTGGTACCGGCAGGCGTTAGCTGATACGTTGCCGCCGATTGGTCAAAAGTATGATCCGGTCCGGATTGGTCCTACCTGGGATCATGATGGTTCGGGCTGGGTGTTGCCGCAGCGTTCCCTTGGTTGGGAGGGGCTGGCGTTTGCTGGCCAGTATTTGACGCATAAAGGCAAGCCGTGGAAGTACACCATGGAGCAAGCTCGGTTCTTATTGTGGTTTTACTCTGTGGATGAGCACGGCGAGTTTGAATACCATTCATCTGTGCTGCAACGACTCAAAGGCTGGGGTAAGGACCCATTTGCTGCGGTATTGTCATCGTCAGTGCTTTTTGGGCCATTGGAGTTCGATCATTTTGGTAAGGACGATCAACCGGTTGGTCGAATGGTCACGGACGCGTGGGTACAGATCGCTGCGGTGTCGTTAGATCAGACGAAGAACACGATGAAGATTTTTCCTGGTCTGATCCCTACAGAGACCCGAAAGCTGTTTGGTGTTCAGATCGGTAAACAGAATGTTTGGGCACGTGGTGATGCAGCCCAGATTGAAGCAGTAACTGCTTCCCCACTGGCTATTGAAGGTGGCCGGCCGAAGCTGATCATTCGGGCTGAGACGCAGAACTGGAATAGCTCGAATGGTGGCCATGACATGGCTGGCGCGATGGAGGGTAACGCAGCGAAGTCTGAGATGGGCACTCCTGCCCGTATTTTAGATATTTGTAACGCGTACCGTCCTGGTGAAGATTCTGTGGGCCAGCGACAGCGTGAAGCGTGGGAGGATACGCAAGGCGAATCGGCCAAGATGGTTGAGTACGGGTTGATGTATGACTCCTTGGAGGCTCCCCCGGAGGCTCCATTGACGGCTGATGCGGCACCTGATGTTGTTGAAGCGGTTCGTGGCGATTCGGTGTGGTTGGATGCTCGCGGTCGTATTAAGAAGTCGATTCTTAATCCGGCGAATAGTCCTTCTGAGTCGCGGCGTAAGTGGTACAACCAGATTGTTGCTGCTGAGGATTCTTGGACTGAGCCTCGTGAGTTTGACCCGTTGAAGGATACTGACAAGGTTCTTGAGCCGGGCGAAGAGATCACTTTGTTTTTGGACTGTTCTAAAACTGATGATGCCACTGCCCTTGTTGGGTGTCGGATGTCTGATGGTCATGTAGTGACGTTAGGTATGTGGCAACGCCCTCCTGGTAGGCGTGGTGAGGATTGGGTAGTGCCTCGTAACGAGGTGGATTACCGGGTCCGTGAGCTCAAGGACGAATACCGGGTGGTCGGGTTCTTTGGGGATCCTGCACATGCTTTGGATGATGAAACGATGGATCGGTTTTGGGATCCGTTGTTTGCTGAGTGGGATTTATTGTTTCGTCGGCAAGTCAAAGTGTGGGCTTCTGGAAATAAGTCTGGTCGGGATTCGTCGTCAGTGATGTTTGATATGTCGGCCAGGGACAATGCTCGCCGGTTTGCTGAAGGCGTTGCTTTCACATTGGAAGAGGTCAAATCTGGTCTCTTTACCTGGGATGGGGACGCACGGTTGCGGAAGCATGTGCTGAATGCCCGCCGTTATCCGGTCCAGGGGTTTGTGTCGATTGCAAAAGAGTCTCGTGAGTCGAAGAAGAAAGTTGACCTGGCAATAGCCATGTGTGGTGCCCGGATGGTGCGTCGTTTGGTGTTGCAGAAGAGTAAGCGTGGAGGTGGTCGCGTATGGTGATGCGTCCCAGTGCAGTCCTTGAGCTGGCACAAGACGTGTTGTTGCCTGAATATCAGCAGATGAAGCGCCATCTCGACTGGATTGATGGTTGGTGGCACACGGATCCGGATAAAGTGCATTTGCCGCCACGAGCTTCCAGAGAACATCAGGAACTGCGTGCACTGTCTGAAGATCGTTGGCTGTCGCTTGTGGTGACGACTGTGGCTCAGCAGTTGGCGTTGGAAACTGTTCGGTCAAACCGTGATGAGGCTAGTACGGACACGATTTGGTCGCCTTGGCAGCGTAATCGTATGGACTCGCGGCAGAAGGCGATCCACCATGCAGCCATCGGGTATGGGTTTGCGTATGCAACGGTTAAACCTGGGGACACTGGGGCCGTAATTCGTGGCCGGTCGCCGCGTGAGGTGTACGCGGTTTATGCTGATGCCACGATAGATGAGTACCCCATGTATTATCTGGATGTTCGGTCGAATAACGGCTATGTGGTCGTAGATGAAGAAGCCGAATATCACATCATGGACGACCACGGAAAAATGGTGTTCATTGAGGCGCGGCCACATGGTGTTGGTGTTGCCCCGCTTATTCGCTACTCGAATGCTATTGATCTTGAGGCCCGTACCCCTGGTGAAGTGGAACCGTACATTCCTACAGCTAAGCGGATCAATAAGACGACTTATGATCGTATGCTGGTGCAGCACCATAACTCATGGAAAGTTCGTACTGCTACCGGACTAGATGAGCCGGGCACCGATGAGGATGCTGACCAGCAGAAATTATTGTTACGGCAGAATGATATTCTCACTGGTGGCCCTGATGTTGAGTTTGGCACCCTAGATGAGACTTCTATGGGCGGGTTCATTGATGCGAAAGCCGACGATGTGAAGACGTTGGCTGCTACGTCTCAGACTCCGTCGCATGCTCTGACGGGCGACATTATTAATTTGTCTGCTGATGCTATAACTGAGGCCCGTGCCATGCTGGATTTGAAAGCTGGGGAACGCAAACGGGCTTTCGGGGATTCCCATATGCAGGTCTTACGGTTGGCGGCACATATTGAAGGTCGGTCAGATGATGCGGCAGACTTTACGTTGCAAGCGCAGTGGGCAGATTTAGAGTCCCGATCGCTGAACCAGGCTGCCGATGCATTGGGCAAGATGTCAGCATCGTTGGGTATTCCGCCTGAACTGTTATGGGATCGTATTCCATCGGTTACAGCTGATGAAGCGAAGATGTGGCGCGAGTACCGGGAAAAGCATCCTTCTGATCAGCAACTGTTAGCTTCTTCGTTGATGGCGCAGGCTAATGGCGTTGACTGAAGTTGGCCGGTCGTTGACTGAGCAACACCGGTTAGCGCAGTTGTCGATTGGTGCGAATGCTGCGATCACGTCTGAAGCGCTGTGGGACATGTTGGACCCACATAATGTGGACCGATCGCGTGGCCGTTGGCTAAGTGCATCTGTGATGGCCGCTGAGATGGCATTCCGTGAATCTCGGGACGTTGCCGAAAAATATGTGACTAGCTATCAGGCTGTTGAGGTTCCTGGTTCGGACAAGGTTGCTATTGTCCCTCGGTTTGATGAACGACGAGTGGCACGTGATCTTGAATTGGCTGGGCCAATGTATATCAAGTCGTTGGTTGGGCGTGGCTACTCTCCGACAGAAGCACACTCTTACGCGTACTCAAGAATGCTGGGTGTTGGACGCAAACATGCGATGGATGGTGGTCGTGGGCTCATTGAGGCCACCAGTGGTAAAGATCGTCGAGCGATTGGCTACCGACGTGTGACTGGTGCGGACCCATGCACCTTCTGTGCCATGTTGGCGTCTCGTGGAGCCATGTTTGGTTCCCAACGGTCACATTCAGTGTATTCATCTGAAGAATCTGCACTAGTGCGGTCGTATGACGGTGGACGATATCACCTGCATTGCGCTTGCACTGCTGAGATTGTGTACGGGCACTGGGAACCGACTAGCGAAGAACAAAAGTTTATCGACGCGTATGAGCGTGCAGCACAAGCAGTGGATGCTAAGAATCTGCCTCGTACCCAGGAAAACGTTCTGGGGTTAATGCGTGCCGACGATACTGCAGCGTTCAGGGATAGTTTGACGCGTCGCAGGAAGACTCCCGTTGAGGATGACGGGTAATCCAATACATCACCCTTGGTGGTGATCAGAAAAATAAGCCCAGGAGGCTACATCATGAGTGATACCCAACATGAGGCCGCGGAGCCTGTTGAGGATAATGGCCAAGATCATGAGCAGTTAGAACCGCAGACTGATCAGGTCGAAGAAGACCAGTCGTCGGAAGATCAACATGACGATGAGCAAGATGACCAGGATTTCGACCGTGAGCGGGTGCTCAAAAAGGTTCGCAAACTGAACTCAGAGAACCGGAACCTTCGGAAGGCTAAGAAAGAAGCTGAAGAACAAGCCAGTAAGGCTGGTGAGGATTCTGAGCGGGTGCAAGCTTTGGAGGCTGTGAACGCCCGTTACGAGACTTTGGCTGACAATGGGTTGCCGTTGAAGCTTGCCAAGTGGATTTCAGCTACTGAATCTGAAGACATTTTAGAGCAGGCTGAAGAGCTGTTGAGTCTTGGTGATAGTGGGCGTAAAGCTCCCCCAACGAATACACCAAAAGAGCGCGTCAATTCGTCCCGTATGCGTCAGCAACAGGCTGATGAGATCGGCGATTTGGACGATTTCGCTGAACAAATTTATAAGGACTAGGTGCGCTTGTGTGGCGTGCCGTCAAATAATAGGAGGATGCCACTATGGCACATACCCTTTGGAACCCTACTCAGGCTGCACGTGCCACGCTGGCGGCACTGCGCTACCAGACATTACTGCCGCGCACCGTGCGTCAGGATTTCTCGAATGAATTCGTTGCAGGTCGTGGGCAGACAGTCAACGTACTAGGTCCGATCTCTGCTGGTGAAGCCCGTGTGTACACGAAATATAATCGTGAATCCCGTGATGCTATCCAGTTCAATGAGCTGGATCAGACCTGGTTCCCAGTCACTCTGGAAGATCAGGTGTATAACGCGATCCGGTTGCCGGATGATTTCGCGACTTTCACACTGACTGATCTTACCCGTCAGGTATTGCGCCCTCAGGCAGAGTCTGTGGTCGATGAGTTGGCTTCCCCTCTGATTAAAGAAATGACTGCCATCGAAAATGATGGGGTGCCTGAGCTTGAACCGGACGGCTCGAATATGTCTGCGGTACTCATTGCGCTTCGCCGGGTACTCAATGGACGCAAAGTCCCGTCTGCTACTCGAACGGTTGCTGTTGGGCCCGCGGCAGAGGCTGCCCTGCTGAGCAATGAAATGCTACAGAAGGTCAATGAGTCTGGGTCCGGTGATGTGCTGCGTGAAGCTACCATTGGTCGCCTGTTCGGTTTCAATATTATTGCTGACCCGACGCTGCCGGATGACTTCATCTTGGCTTACCATAAGGACGCTTTCGCTCATGTGACCCGTCCTTCACGTAAGCCAGAAGGTGCCGCATACTCGGCTACGGTCTCTGAAGGTGGCTATGCGCTGCGGTGGATCCAGCATTACAACCCACTGCAATTAGAAGATCAGTCGGTTGTGGACACCTTCTATGGTGCCACCACGCTGGATGCTAAGCGTGCAGTCTCAACCACTGTATCTGGTGGCGGAGAAGATGATTCGGGGGAATAACAGCCCGCTATCTTCCAACGTACTGATCAGATAGCGGGATGATTCCCGAAGGACACTGAAAAGAGGGTTGCCATGGCTGCGAGCTTGTTGGCGCAGGTCGATGAACTCGCGAACTGGATCGGTGAGCCGATCACCGAAGAGCGAGACACCAAACGTGCTGAGCTGTGTCTACGCATAGCTTCTGCTTTGGTGCGTACAGAAACTGGCAAAACCTGGGATAAAGACAATATTCCAGAAGCTGCAGTCATGGTGACCCTCTACTGCGCTTCGCGTGTGTATGAGAACCGGGAAGCTGAAAATAGTACCGGCATTGATGATTGGCGTGCCTCTCGCGAAGTCATGGAAGCGGGAGCGTACCTGACGGCCTCTGAACGACGCATGCTGTGGGCACTGGACAAGCCACGGTTTGGTGGTTTGGGCACGGTTGCTACGACACGTGGTGAAGTTCCTGCCATACACGGGTGGGTACCTACCGACACTCCTAACGTGGAATTTCCCTGGTACTAGGAGGTTGTTGTGGTCGTTGCCTCTGTAGCTAAAGCCCTCAAGCGAGGCCGTGCTGCGTTTGAGTCGCGGTGTCGTGCCAGGTGTAAGGTCACCCGCTCTACTGGGGAAATGGTTGAGGATGATGACGGGTATGAGGTGCCTGAGATTGTCATCGTGTACGCGGAGTTGCCGTGTTATTTGTCGTATGACGGGGTGCCGTTTGAGTCTACTTCTGATTCGCAGGGTGTCACGGTCACTCAGGGCCGCGTAGAGCTGGTGACGAGTACTGGCCGGGATCTTGCGGTTGATGATGTTGTC